GCGATAGCTCCTGCAATAGAGCCTATTGCTCTTTTTCGCATCGTTGTTTCATCCACTGTCTTAGCCTCTTCTTTAGCTTTATCGACAGGCTCGGTTGGCTTTTGTTCCACTTTCGGCGTTTCTTCATTTTTTTTTGGCTGCTCAGGAATGGGCTTGGTCTCTGGTAATTTTGGCTTAGTCTTTTTTAGTGCTGCATAGGTGTCTAGCCTTGTGCTTGCTTGAGTCCAAATCAGAGACATAATAACTAATTCATCTTCTGTTAGAGGTAAAAGCCTAATGTCTCCTAATCTTGCAAACTCCGCTGCTAAAACTTCACACCACTTTGCCTGACCTCTTACATCCGTTGGAGCATTTGAAAACCACGCGCTTTTTGTGGCCGCATATGACCAAAGGGCTAAAAGGTTTTTTACTTGGTATTTCTGGCAAGCGTCCCAAACCCTACCGCCTAGTAATTGATTGTGTGGCGCTCTATTTGCTCCATACTCACTACTCCAGCGGTTTAGTTCTGTAATGTCTAGATTTTCAAAGACTTGATCTTTTAAAAAAAGCATGGCTACCCCTCCATAGGAATATTTTACACCATGTTTTCGTATTCTTCAGGGAAATTTAGCTTAGATATGTTTTTGTAGTGTTTCCAACACTCTTCGTCGTAAGCCTTTGCCGCTTCTTCTTGTGTTGCAAAAGTTCCCAATTTTATGTCTTTTTTATTTACACGAATGCATGCGCTCCATGGGCGCTCTTTTGATCCTTGTCCTAGACCGACTCCTTTATACTTACTAGAAAAATTCCTAACAACCTGTATGTATGTTTTGAATTTAGTTTCTTCTTCTTCTCGCTCCGGCTCTGGAAAATTTAAGTTCGCGAACTCCCCAAAAAATTCTTTAGCTGCTCTGTCATAGGCTTTGGCAGCGCCGTATTCACAGTAGTAACATCCGAGGGAGACCTTTTTTCCTCCGTGGCGTATCCTTGCCACCCATGGTTTTAACACACCGCATTTTCTTAAATAGACTCCTTTGTGTTGAGATTTTGTATTAGATGGCTTTTTCGAGTTTCTGATGTTTTCTAGGGTTGTACATATTCTTAAATTTTGAATCCTATTATCTAATTTATTGCCATTTATATGGTCTACAATTTCCCCGCTTTTTGCGCCAAGAATAGCTCTATGAAGAAGACAGTTTTCCATCTTACCATCTTCTCGCCGCTCCATAGATTTTACATACAGCGTAGGCATTACATACCACTTCTTATTTAGCATAAGCGGCAAAAACTCTTCATCAATTAAAACGCGATGCTCGCCTATCATATAAGCAATCGTAGACATAAGACCTCCGTTGCGGCTTAATATCGCGGAGATTGAATAAAATCAATGAAAAAATCCCGAGGTAATGAGCCTCGGGTACCAACGCGCTGAGAGTAATTCCGCATAGTCCGAAGGTAGTTGTTTACCTTATTTTACCGGATTGCTATTAAGAATGCTAGAAGCTGACAGCCAGAAATTAAAGAATGAAAACAATACTGGCATGATTAAGTTGACGGAGTTAATTTTGCCGTAAGCTTGCCAAGCGCCAAAAAGAATCGAAAGCAAACAAATAGTAGACCATACAGAACAAAGCCAAAGAAACGACGCATACCTAGAGCCTCCTGATTTACTCGCTCCAGTGGGCACCCAGAGCATAGTGCTATTAAAAAGTTTATCTTTTAGTGCAAAAAAATGTGCATAGTAAGATACATGTCTAAGCTTAAGAAAGTCAAAATCTTTATTGGAATAATTAGACCAATGCCAAACGCCAATCGAGCCAAATAGGAACGATGGGACATAGAAGACCATGTTAAACCAATGAAGATTTTCAGGGTAAAAATTGACTATTATCATCGAAGGCAAGTTTAAAAGAAAGATGCCTATCGCCGATGAAAAGTAGTAGATCATTCCTGAAAAGTAGCAAAGTTTTTGCATCTTGGTTAATGAAGATCCCCAAAACTCTTTGCTAAATAAAAGACTCATACTGCCAGAACACCAACGGTATTGTTGATTAAAAAATGCTTTTAGATTGTCAGGGCACCTACCAACTGAAAGGTTTTCTGGAATGTATTTTATCTTTCCGCCAGCATTGACAAGGGTAAATCCCGTCCATACGTCTTCGGAGTGCTGCACTTGACGGAATCCCCCGACATTTTCAAGGCTAGATCGGCGATAAACAGCGCAAGAGCCCACGCAAATACTGCCACCATGACGATCACGAGAAGTTTGCACCAAACGGTAGAACAGCTCTTGGACATATCCTGATCCCCTTTCAATCCAATTCATGTTATCTTTGACTTCAAAGTATTGCGGTGTCTGAACAATAGCTATTTTTTTATCAAACATCATAAACGGAACGGTTTCCTTAAGAAACTCTTTCTTTGGTGCAAAATCCGCATCGAGTACCAAAATAAACTCGCCGCTTGTTTGCTTGAAAGCATTTAAAAGATTGCCTGCCTTCTTAAACTCATTTGTTTTTCTTCTGATGTACTTGAATCCAAAACTCAGCGCCAAGGGAAGCATCGAATCATTTTTTCCGTCGTCTAGCACATAAACATTCAATTTATCTTTCGGCCAATCAAGCTTTTCTGTGTGTCGCCAGGCATCTAAGATAATAGCGACATTCTCGCCACAGATAGGAAGGAAAACATCGACAGTTGGAAATTCTTTTAAAGGCTTCCAATTTGTCTTTATGTACTTTTTGCCACTTAAAAGTATGCCATATGAAACAATTAAATAGATGCATATCACGCCAAAGAATGGCACAAAGACATACATTTCAGGCCTGGAAAGCGCAAACGAAAACGCTCCTATCGAAAGGAGCGCAAACGAAAGTATCCCAGGAATGAGATAGGAATACTTAGATTTTTCTACCATAGCTTGACTTTTATCCCTAAAGAGTATTCGTGGCTGAATTCTTCAGATGCAATTTCTTCTTGTAGCTTAGCGGCTAAGGTGATCTTTGCGTCCATGGGAAGGCTAAAATCTAAAGCATGGCTATTTTCTGCCCATTTGATCTCATTGTTTAGAGTGCCCATACCTATCCAAGTAGAATATCCGATTCCCCAAAAGAGCGGCTGAGCAACTGAAAGCCCAACGACTGTGTCTTGGTTAGGGTTGTTTTCAATAAGCTTTAGGCCGAAAGAAGCGGTAGAGCCGAATGCGGGCATAGATACTAGAAATGCTAGTAGTAACTTTTTCATGAAAAAAATCCCCAAAATGATTAGTTTTGAGGATTATATTTCTATTTTTGGAAAAAGTCTATTTTTCGTTTTCAGCTTCCAACAGAGACATTAGAGCGCAGTCTTTTTCTTCTTTCTGATCTTCTAACGGCTCTTTATCTTTCGCGCATTCTTGTAAAGTAATAGTTGTCGGTCGGCTTCTTTCATCATATCCGCAAGCAGTCATTGCTAAAACTAAAAATAAAATTTTCATTTCAACCTCCCATTTATAAAACCACTTTCGGCAACCGCGGCTTAATCTTGAGAGGTTTATTTTTAGGCTTAAAAGTTAGGTAAAGACGGCTACTTAATCAAACGATGACAGTCTTTAGATACTCTCTAAACTCAGGCATCCCTAGCGATAAAGATCCGCCTGGATCATCCTTCCAATCTGGGAGTATGCAGTCGTGGCCGACTACATTATCTATGCTAAATTTAGGACAATGATCTTTCAAATACTGCACTAGTCCAACTAAAGCCTTTTCCTGAGCTTCTGTGTATTTGGCATAGTAGCCAGGGGTTTGCAGCCTGTTGCCTAGAAATTGTCTTATTTGATCCTCAGGCCAAGCTGGACCTTTAGGGTTTCCTGTACGGTCAAGATTAAACCAAGGGTAAAATTTATTTTCAAATCTAGTTAACTTCCCTGGACACATGATTTCAATGCCTAAATGTGTTCTATGGTGACTTGTGGCACAATGGTATCCCCACCGATTCAGCTCATGCGTTTTGTAAATTGTTCCATCGCTAGCAAGTACCCAATAGGCATAGGGAGGGTGATCAGGATCGTTAGCCATGTCAATAGCTCCGCTTGGATCTGTACTTTGTTGCCCTGCAGTGTAATGGACGACTAAGCCTTCCAGCTCCATTGGTCCCTGTGTCTTATGTCTAACCACGCTTTCAACTATTTTTGCCTCGATTTTTCCAGGCACAGGTTTAGCCATTGGTTCAACCTTAATCTCTTGAGCTCTCTTACAGACATAAGAAGCCGAGCCTTTCAAATCATTTGCTAAAACCTGAAGAGATCTAGCGCTGCCTGCGCCTTTGAAAGTGTATGACAGCGTCCAGGTACGATAGCCTAGTTTAAGGCTGTCTTCCTCAAATGTAGCCTTCCCAATCTCAAAGCCGTCAACGGTTAGGGTGATTCCAGCGATTCCTAAGCCACATTCTCCCCAAAATACAAATTTTTCTCCGGCTTTAATATCTTTCGGGTCTTCCATTCTTACAAAGTAGCTATCCATTTTTTTCTCCTTTGTGGGGAACTTGTGTCAGAAGTGATCGTTTAATTTCTTCAATTGTAAACCCTTTAAACATCTTGTCCTCCTTAATGAATTGTGCCGTAAAGTTTAAAAGCTTCTCGAAGTCTTCAAACTTAACATAATAATCACCTGCTCCCCATCTCTTCGGCCACTCGCTCATTCCTTGCCCTCGTAGTGACTTTTTGCTATTACTGCAAAATCACTTATAATCGCCCTATCTATATTAGGTATTCGTTGATCTATATTTTTTGCTTCTCTGTAATGCTCTATAAGCTTTTCCTCCAACGTCTTCTCAACCGGAAAATTTATTTTAGCGGCGTGAGTCACACCGCGGTTATCGTAATTATGTCCATTATTAAACCTTATACCTATATGATATTTAACTTCGTTGCCTTTGTGGCAAACAAGATAAACATCCTCACCAGTCGGATCAAAATCTTTAAACTCAACCCACTCAATCATTGCTCGCCTCGCTTGCTTTAATTGCCCATGTTTTATACCAAAGATCCATTTTTGCCTTGTTAGATGGAAAATCACTTCTAACAAATTCCTTTGCGGCTTCTTCAGATGTGGCCTCGACCTCAACCTTATAAGTGCCTTCAATATCTACTTCGACTAAATATTTCATTCTACCCCCGGCCTTGGAGGTAGAGGCATAAAATGACTTGGATTTAAATAATTTTCATAGTCGTTGTATTTGTAAACTGGCTCTCCAGTCCAGCCCAAGGTCATACAGCCCTTTTCAATGCTATCGCCGTCCCAAAATAAAAATTCCGAGTCAAACTCTTTAAGCTCTTCTATCGGATACCACATTCCAAACTTATGTTCTGTCATTTGTGGCCTCTTCTGCTTCTTGGCTATTTCTAAAATTCCCTTTATAAGCTTTCTTATTCCGTTGTAATCCATTCTAGTAATAGATATTTCTCGGGTTAGCTTGCTTATTTCATGTTCAATTAGCGTTTCCATTTCTTCTTTACCGCTCATTAGTATCCCCTTCGCAGCATCCATAGCAATGCCATGTATTACACCTTTTGCATTCATAAACGTGGTTGCATCCTTTTTGACTTTTTAGCCTTTCCTCAAGAATGGCAATGATGTGCTCTTTGATATGAATTTTAACAAGCAACTGATCTTTGCTCTCAAAATATTTGATTCTGTGAAACTCTGAGGCCTTCAATATTTTAAAACCAAATAATTCCATTAGTATCCCCAAATCTTTTTGCTTTTAACTTTCCACTTTGCTAAATGCTTCAAATCAGGAAAAGTCTTCTCAATCAATCTACTCACTGTGCTTGCGCAACAGTCAAGGCTCATGGCCACTGCAGCTCTAGTCTCATGCTTTTCTAATGCAGCTTTGACTTGAGCTCTAGTGTAAATCCTATCAATGCTAGCTTTACTCATAGTCACCTCTGATCACTTTGCAAGTGTACACCGCTACGCCGATCAGCAAAAGAATCAGGATTACAATACAGCCGATGAATTTAGTCATTTCGTCAACCTCATTAGCAAGACAACGTCTAGAATTAGACCATCTTTTGTTAAAAGGTCAGTGGGCCAAGGCTTTAGGCAATAGAGTATTTTTTTCATTTGATTCTCCAGTGTGATAGTGGTAAACGATCCTTGTCTTGGTTAGCAAAATCGATAACATTTATGAGGAATCATGGCAAGAGACAATATAAGTAATACGCCAGAATATAGGGCGTGGTGCGGGGCAAAAAGCCGATGTGCCGATAAAAAAGGATATGCTTCGAAGTATTACCGTGACAGGGGGATTACAGTTTGCGACGAGTGGAAATGCGATTTCCATGCTTTTTTTAAGCACATTGGTCCAAAGCCAACGCCCAAACACACTTTAGACAGAATAGACAATGATCGAGGTTATGAGCCAGGAAATGTTAGGTGGGCTACAATGACTGCTCAAGCGAGAAATAGAAGGTTGCCATCTCCTAAGCCGCCTAGTGGACCAAAACAGCCGACAAAGGAGGACAAAATGATGATTTCAAAAATACGGGTTCTGTTGGCAAAAATACCTAAATCTCGGCTTGCATCAGAGCTTGGTGTCCAAAACACTAGTACCATAGACATGTGGACGAGTCGCGGCGTGGTGCCGGTTAAGTATCATCCCCAAATAGAAAGGCTTTACAATGAATTCTGTAAATGAGCTAACGCCAGAGCAATTAAATGATCTTAAAGAGAAGTACAATTTAATAATACCAGCGCCACAACCACAACCTGCAAGCGCTATGACATTAAAAGAGCTAGTGGAAGTCTTAGACAGATCAGAGTCCGAGGAAGTAGACTTAAATCTAATTCAAGCAGTATTAAAAGCCCTACCTACCAAGGTCGATGGTTGCGCTCAGTATCTCGATTCTCTCGATGATGAAATCACTAGGGCAAAAGACTACGCTAAGAAATTCTCAGACCTAGCCAAGCAGATAGAGGCCAGAAAAGAGCGTTTTGAAGGCTATTTAAAGCACTCTATCGAGTCTAATGGCTTCGAAAAGCTAACAGGCGACGCTTTCCAAATGACGATCAAAAAGAATCCTGCCTCTGTCATTGCCAGGCGAGAAGCCGATGCGGCCGACTCTCTGAATTACCCTAATTTAGTTACAACTAAAATGACCTTTGCTTGGGACAAAAAAGCCTTGAAAGAGGGCATAGAGTCGGGTGATAAAGTCGCGCTTGGGTTGGCCGATTTAGTGCATAAAACATCTTTAAAAGTGGGAATTAAGAAATGATCAAAAGTGAAAGCATCAAAGAACTACTAACAGCCCTAGCCAAAGCGCAAGGCAAGATTTCAGCGGCTAAAAAGGACTCTACTAACCCTCATTTCAAAAGCAAGTATGCTGACCTTGCTAGCTGTTGGGAAGCTATCAAAGAGCCGTTAAGCGTTAATGGGCTGTCTCTGTCTCAGTGGGTATCTAATTCAGAAAAAGGCCTAAACCTAATTACAATGTTAGGCCACTCAAGCGGCGAATATATTTACAGCGAATACTCGATGCCAAGTGGTCAGACTTCACAGGCCATTGGCTCGGCTATCACCTATGCTCGGAGATATGCTTTAAGCGCGGCTGTTGGGCTTGTAGCGGACGATGACGATGATGCTAATGCTGCAAATGAATATCAGAAAAAACAGCCTGAAAGGCAGATCACGAGGGCACCATCTACACTTTCAAAACCAGCTACAATCACCGATATGCAAATAATCGAGCTAGTAAGTCAAGCTGCATCTCTAAATGTATCAGAGGCTCAGCTAATAGCATCAAATCAAGGCAAGCCTTTAGAAGAGTGGGACGTTCCAGCATACGCGAAGGCGAAAGCGCAACTTCACGCCAAAGAAACAAATCAAAGAATAGCCAAAGAGCAGGCAGAATTGGCGAAAGGGAACAATGTTTAACATCGTAGCAGTAGGCACCATAGGCAGGATAGAAATAAAGAGCTTACAAAACGGCACTATCATAGCCGAGGGCTCTATTGCCTCTAACCGGCAAGTAAAGGGTGAGAAGATCACAGACTGGCTCAACTGGAAGTCTTTCGGCAAGACTGCAGAGGTCATTGGCGACTATGTAAAAAAAGGCGATCAGGCTATCTTTTCTGGCAGCCTACAGACCGAGTCCTGGGAAAAAGATGGCCAGAAGCAAAGCAAGACTGTGATGATCATAGAGCGCTTTGAGTTTGGTAAGAACAAGCGGGAAGCTGAACAAGCGACAACAAGCCCACAGTTCACTCAAGGATTTTCTGAAAAAGAACAGCCTGGGACATTTCAGCCTGGCGCGTTTAACAATGTTGACTTTGATTCAATCCCTTTCTGATGATGAAATATTATCTAGTAAGAAACCTGTATGCTCAAGACGGCGGGGAAATTTGGCATTCCTCGCCTGTTGCTGATGAGCTTGAGGTCTATCTAAAAATCTGCCAGGAAAACTGGCATGGTAACTTTATGATCATTCCTGAAGATAAAATGCCTAGCTGCAGGGCTAGGTTTAAGAAGCTAGATTGGCAGACTCACTTTAAACAAAACCCTAACCTTTAAGATTTGTCACAAAAGCAGCAAACTCGCCTACCGATCTAATCACTCTCACCACAGCGCCACTATCAGCCAGCCTGTCAAGCCAAACAACTTGAGCAGGCCTTAACCTTCCTGAAGTAGTTTTCAATTCTACGGCCCAAAATAAGCCCGTGGTTGTGATCCCACAGAGATCAGGGAAACCAATGCAGCTTGACTTGCCTGAAGCTTTACCGTGCATTCCTGATTGTCCTAGGGGTATCCTCCAATGAACCAAGCCAGAATCATTTAAAATGCCTATGCAAGCTTTTTGCAATTCTGCCTCAGTCATTTTTAAGCCTCGACTCAAGGCTGTCTAGTCTATTCTCTGCTCTGCTCATTCGATTAGTCAGATCATCTATGCCCTTAACAGCGGCTTTAAGCTCATAAACCATTTCCAAAAGCTTGTCGATTTTGTCACTCAGCTTCATGTCTATCTCTTTAACGCCAGCTAGCTTGTCCTTCACTAGAAACCAAAGTATCACTGCAGTTGGCACTATCAGCCAGCTAGGTAAGTTTTCCATTTAGAGATCCTCGGGTGTTTTCATAGATTATACAACAGGCGGTAAAACTTTGCCTATTCGCTTTTGAGATAGTTCAAAATATTTAGCATCTAGCTCTATGCCTATGAAGTTTCTTTTAAGGCTAATTGCTTCCTTGCCAGTGGTTCCACTTCCCATGAAAGGATCTAGCACTGTATCACCTTCGTTAGTCCATGAGATGATATGATCATGAGCCAGCTTGTCGGGGAATATGGCCGGATGTTCAAAAGCTTCTCTGTCTTTGGTTGTTTTGTTAAAGCCGGTCACATAGCTCCAAACATTGCCCTTTGTTTTTGTTTCTTTGTGAACCCTACCAATAGACCAAACATCTCCTAGCCTATCATCATTTTTTCTACATCTAGCCGTTATTTTGTGGCCAGCATATGTACATTTTTCCATAATCGGATTGAATGTCTTTGGCTTTCCCTTTGAAATGATAAACATGTACTCAAATTTTTGTTCATATCGCATATTGTTTTGTGGCATTTTCTGGGACATATAAATCATCGTGTCATGCAGGTTTAAGCCTATTTCTTTAAAGTAAAGGGCCTGCCTAAAGCTAGTCCCGCTCTCACTGCCTTTAATAGTAGCATCCCCTACTACCCATACACAGACGCCGCCAGGCTTTAGCAGTCTTTTAATTTGAAGGGCTACTAGCTGAAACTGTTCAAAGCTTAAACCTTGGTACTTTCTTAAACTGTCATAGGGCGGACTAGTTAAAACCATGTCAACCGATTCACTGTCTAGCTTGGCCATTTCTGTAATGCAATCGCCTAGGATTAGCTGCATATGATGCCTTTAGTTGGTTTCCCCTAATCTATCTGCCATGACAATGGTTGACAAGTAGTGCTTGGCCAATGAAATAATATCTTGGCGCTTCTTAGAGTAAGCCCTGATAGGCAGCTTTGTTTTGTCTTTCATAAAATCAGCCTCTAGCCATTTAAAGAATGCTGGCATCAAATCAAAACCAATTATCTTTTCAATGGAATCCTCGAGCCTCTTCCTCCGAGTCCCAGGCATTAAAATATGATCAATATTTAGTCCCCCCCTCAGGGGGGTTAGGGTGGGCGATTCTTTCGGCGAATTTTCGCCGTTATTTATATTCTTATATGTATTCTTATTAGTAGTGGATTTTCCACTAACGATTGGTGGATTTTCCACTAACGATTGGTGGATTTTCCACCTATCTATTTCAAAGTCGATAGCCTCCCACTCCACCCATCGGCCATGTTTTCTAATCTCTTTGACTAGATTTTGAGCAGAAAGTCTTTTGATGCTAAGTTTTATTTGGTCAACTGGGTAGCCTTGATTTACTAGCGTAGCTACACGATAGTGATAGCCAGATGACACATTGTTTAGAACAGCCCAAAGGTAAGCATCAAAGCCAGTGATCTTTTTTTGCTTTACAAAATCCTGCAGCCAATTAGGTAGTTTTGCGTAACCTGATTTTATTTCGTCTGACAGAAAAACCTCCCTTGATTTCTGGGAGGTCGAATGATATAAATGAATCATTGGACTTCCTGGATCGGTTCAATCAAACCCCAAAGCGGTAAACTTGTGGGGATTTTTTTATTTGTTAAAGGCACCTTACAACTAAAACCAAATTTTCTCAATTGGAAAAACTTGACACCTACCTACCTACCTAGTACCCTACCTAGTAGACTACCAACTAGGTGACAAATGAAACTCGAAGATATGACCATCGAAGATTTAACGCGTATGGGCAAAACCCACTATTTGATTCTGTCTCTTTTGGAATCAGCTAAAACTAGAATTAAAAACTATCCCTTAGAAGTCTCTGAAGATGCTGCGCTGATCAACTCACAAGCACTAGAGTCTATTGCTAAGTCGATTGAAGAGAGAAGAGGATCCCTAGATAGAGATGTTTTTCTTAAAGAAATCTCCTCCATCTTTGAAAAAAGCATTTCCGAAAAAGAAAAGAAGAGGATAGCTAAAAACAAAACTATTTCTGAAGCGGTCAAAAGAAAGATCGAAAAAAGAAAGGCTGAAAGTGGACTTGAAAAATCTTAACTGTAAAGCAGTGACAGCCTTCAAAATCAAAGGCGATGGTATTTTATCCGTGGCCGTTGAAATTGAGATCAAAAATGGCAAAGTGGTTTCAGCAACCAGGCTAAATCCACCAAACCTACCTGCAGCATCTATGGGGATGACTACCAAGTACACCTGGAAGCACTTTAGGGAGCAAGACATTGAAGCCGATTAATTTTCTATTTGCGATGGCATTCATCCAAACTGCAGCGGTAATCAAATACCCAAGCCTTGCGGTGTCTCTTCCACTTTGTGCCACATTAGCTGCAGTAGTGGTCATTTTTTACCTAGAAAAAGACAAAGAAAGCAAATTGGAGTCTGTAGAAAAAAGAATCATTCAGATAGAATCTGATTACAAATCTCTTAAAAGTTCTATGAGTCTTAAAAACCTTTAACATATTTAAGGTAAATATTAAGAGGTTACTATGGGAGCTCCAAAGGGCAGACCAAAACCAGTAGGCGCTGGCAGAAAAGCCGGCACTCCAAATAAAATCACATTTTCTCTAAGGGAAGATCTCAAGGCTAAAAACTTCGATGTAGCTCAAAAGCTTGTTGAGCTCTTTAACGACGCTGAGACTTCAAACCGAGACAGAGTAGACCTTTTAAAGCTAGTCTTAGAATATACTCAGTACAAGCCCATGGCTCCTAAAGAGCCTGATCAGCCAACATTCCAGGCAAACAATATTCAAGTAGCCATGATGGGACAATCTTCCAAAGAGCTTGAGGCAGGCTTCTTAGACTCTGAATTGGAGCGGGAGCTCATGGAAGATGAAGACTGAAACACCCAAGGATTGGGGAAAGCTAAATAAGAATGACCGATTTAGAAGCCATGTCCTTTTTTCAAGAGGGGATGTAGACTTTCTACTTCACTCCACTCAAAAGAGAATGAAAGATGGTTGGGAAAAATCGGGAAGCGATGAATATCTAGTTTTCTGCTCAAGGCAGCTTGGGAAAACACACTTTGGCTTAATAGTAGCCATTGAAACTTGCCTTAAGAAACCTGGTAGCCGAGTGCTTTACTATGGACCAAAGAAAGACAAGCTGAAAGATATCATCAATGACGGCCTTGCGCCGATCATGCTATTCGCTCCAAAAGGTCTGATTATTAGACAGAAGTCAGAGCATCGCTGGAAGATAGGACAATCAGAGTTGAGGCTATGTGCTCTAGAAAGAGCTCACATCGACAACTACCGAGGGCAGAATGCCAAAGGCCTCATAGTCATTGAAGAGGGTTGTTTCGTTGACTCAGAAGCCTTCAGCTATGCCTGGCAAAGTGTGATCCATGCTCAAAGGCTCAGACACAAGCCTAAAGTGCTGATCAATACCACTCCCTCAGTGGATGAAGATCACTATATTCATACCGTTTTGCTGCCAAAACTTGACCAAAAGAAAGCTGTCTCAAATTACACGATCTATCAAAATCCATTCCTTGATGAAGCGGAAATTTTAGAGCTTAAAACCCAAGTGACAGAGGAAGTCTGGCGAAGGGAATACCTAGCTGAGATCTTTAGATCCACTACCTCGGTAGCAGTGCCAGAATTTAACGAAAGACACATAGTCAAAATAGAAGCTCCGCCAGCCTATGCCAACTGGCAAACCTGTGTCGACTTTGGAGGTAGCCTTGATCCTCATGGAATAGCCCTGACCTATTGGGACACCAAGAGAAGCAAGTGGGTAATTTACAAAACCCATTTGATGCCACCAAATAGCTCTATTCAAGAGATTAGAGACTTTTGCCTAGAATTTGAAAAAGACAAAACCCTTGGCAGGCATGACAGAGTTGTCGACTGCAGTGGTCAGGTTTCTATTGAGCTGTCTCGCCTGAAGTTTGAACACATGGTAGCAGTAAAAGGTCCAGGATCTTTTGATGCAAACCTACAAGCTCTAAGAGTCGCTTTTCAAAACGATGTCATTGAAATAAACAGCACTTGCGCCGATGGCACCAATCAGCTAAAATATGGGAAACTCAACAAAAACAGAGATGACTTTTTTAGAAATGAAAAACATCACTGCGACTTAATCGCTGCACTCATGTACGGCTTTAAAGTAAAGGTAACCCATGATCCCTTTCCAGCTCATTATGGCTTTCATAAAGAGAAGTATCATAGGCCTCCAGCGCCAAAATCACACCTTGCCTTGCTTGGGGAAATCTGAGGCTATAAATGTCTAGTACTTACTGGGGTTTAGCTCCTGAGTCTGAAATAGCAAATGAGATTAATCACAAGTGGGAAAAACATCAAAGATGGCTGTCTATCACTGGCTACGGTGAAAGAGCTCAAAGGATGTATGATGCCTTTTATGGTGACTTTGGCGTCTCTTTGGACGATGAAAAAATCAACGCGAAAATGTCAGTGAATCACTTCAAAAGCTTGATCCAAAGACTTCACTCGATCACTACTCAATCAAAGCTGCAGTACGTTCCCAAGAGCAGAAATAGCGATGCTGCAGCCATGAATGAGACAGACCTAGCTAAAGGGCTTTTGGAATACTACGCCGATGAAAAAGACATGAATTCTATCACATCGCGAATGGTCGAGCTTGGCCTTGTGATGCTAGATTCTTACGTTTATGCGCCGTGGGATAAACACCAAGGCGAGCTAACAGTGGAAGGGGAAACCCTTAGAAATGGTGATCAGGCTTTTTACTTGATGAATCCATTCGATGTGGCAAGACACCCGACTTTAGAGCAAAGCCCTTACTACATCATAAAGCTAGCAGTGAACAAATATGACCTGGCAGCTCTTTATCCTGAAAAGGCAGATGCTATCAAGTCAGTGAACATAGAGTATCCTACATTTAACAATGGCTACCTCAATACTCCGTTTAATCAAGACACCACGGGCTATGATGATGATGACACGATCTACTGCTATCATTTTCTACACGATAGGACGCCGACTCTTCCAAAAGGGCGCTACACTTTAATAGCTGGCTCTGAAGTCTTAGAGGATAGCATCCTCCCCTACAAGACTTTGCCCGTTGTAAGATTCGCACCTGGAAGGACTGAGGGCACTGTGACGGGTGACTCGATAGCAACGTCCCTCTATGGCATCCAACAGGCTATTGACCGGCTCTATTCGTCAAATCTGACCAACAACATGCACTTTAACAAGCAATCAATTTGGAGTCCGAGCGCTGTTGATATCTCAAGGCTGTCTGAGGGCTATAACTTGGTAGTTTCAGCCCAAAAGCCAGAGCCTTTACAGCTCACAGGCTCTAGTCCAGAAAGTTACAAGCTACTGCAGGGCTATGAGGCCGTGATGCAAACCATTTCAGGCGTCAACGCGACTACCAGGGGAAACCCTGAATCTAGTTTGAAGTCTGGAACAAGCTTAGCCTTGATGCTTTCTATCTCAGTGATGTCTGCAGACTCTATTCAAAAAAACTATGTAAGAGCTGCAGCCGACCTTGGGACAATAGTTATCCACAATATTCAGGCCTTTGCCACTGAGAAGCGAATTGCCTACATCGGCGGCGTTTCTAAAAAGTCTCAGGCTAAAGAATTCAGCTCAAAAGATGTAATGAGCATTGACCGAGTGACTATTGATATTGGAAACCCACTGCTATCAAACTATGCAGGAAGACAAGAAATGATCCAACAATGGATGCAATTTGGCATTGTCAAGGATCCTAAAGCCATAGTTGAATTCCTTAGAACAGGCCAAATCGACTCCATCACTGAAGACGACTTCAAAGACGGTGTATTGATCAGATCAGAAAATGAGCAGCTTAGAAAAGGCGAGCTGCCTCCTGTTGTCAAAACAGACAACCATCCTGAGCATATCGTTAAGCATAAAGCTTTAGCAAACGATCCTGAAATCAGACTAAACCCTGAGATCATGGCAAACCTTTTAGAACACATGCAAATGCATATTGATGAAATGAAGTCTATAGATCCTGACCTGGCAGCCATTCTGCAGCTCATGCCCTTACCATCGCAACAGATGCCTCCACCGCCTGGACCTGATGCTGGAATAGGAGCGCCAGAAAGTGGAATGCCTGGCCTTCCCGATGTGCCAAGCAACGCTCCGCCAGAGGCTCAGCAAGCACTTGATCAAGCAGTTCAACCAATTGAAGGACAAATAGCATGACAGAAGCAGCAACAGCCTCCACTCCATCCCAAGGGACGAGCGAGGCGCCGGCAGCAAGTGAGACAGTAGAGAATCAAGCACAGGCGAATGAAACGCCAGCCCAAGCAGAAAGGCGCAAGCTAAAAGCGAAGATCAACGGCAAAGAGACAGAAGTCTATGAGGATGACGTACTCAGGGATTACCAAAAGTATGCCTCCGCTGATGAAAAGCTTAGAGAAGCTGCCCAAAAGAGAAAAGACATTGAACGGTTCTATGAGCAGCTCGAAAAAGATCCTGAATCTCTTCTTAACGATCCAAGGCTGCCCATAAATAAGCAAGAGCTGGCCATGAAGTGGCTCACTGAGCAGATTGAACAGGAAGTAAAGTATTCTGATCCCAAAGATCGAGAGCTTGATGAAATTAGAAGAGAGCTTGAGCAGTTTAAGAACAGAGATAAAGAAGCTGAAGAAACCAAGCAACAACAAGAGCACAGGCAGCTTGTAGAACAGAGAAGAGAAGCTATTGCCACAACTTTATCTGAAGCTATGGCTCTTAGCCCTTTATCCAAGGATCCTGAAATAGCTGCAGCAACGCTCCGCGATATGGCTATGCACATGAGGCTTTGCAAAGAGGCCGGCTATGATATCACTCCACAAGAACTAGCTCAGCATGTGGAAAAGAAAAACCTTGGATCTATGAGAGCTCTAGCTACAAAACTTAAAGGTGAAGATCTGATCAACTTTTTCGGTGAAGAGGTAGTCACAGAAATTAGAAGAGCTGACCTTTCCAGAATTAAAAAGGCTAGAGAAATTCCTCCAGCCCAAACTGCAGAGCATTGGGAAAACAAAAAGGCGCAAGTCAGACAGCTTTATGATCCGAGTGAATTAAGATCACGCTAAAAAGCTTGCAATTTAAAAAGACACCGCATAAAATTAGAGTAGATAACAAGTCTACTCTTTTTTCTTTCTATCCTCGGACGAAAGAAAATCTAAATAAATATCATTCTACCAAACGGCGAATGAAATTGTCACGTTCCCTGTGCAACATAAACAAAACCACTATATTTAAAGGATATAACTATGTCAGTGAATACACCTACAACTTTAGCTTCGCGCTTTAAGGCGCAGTACAACAAAGAAATTTCTCAAATTGTTCCAATGACAGCCGACATTTTAAGAGCAGTAAAGTTCAAGGACGACCTCTCTTTGGGCGAGAATGCAAACTTTGACGTTCAATTATCTATGGAGCTCGGTTTTAGCCAGGGCACAGGAAACGCTACTTTAAACGGAGCGATCTCTCAAGCAACAGCTAAAGCAACCGTTACTGGTTACAGCTTGGTTCTTCAGTCACAAGTTTCTTACGATGCAATCACTCGCGCTAAGTCAAGCCAGAAAGCATTTGCAAGTTTTGCAGATTCTAAATTCATTCCTATGGTCGACTCTTTCAGAATGAGAGAAGAATATCACGCTCTTTTAGGCCGTGATCAAGGCCTAGGAAAAGTGACAGACAACACAGCCGGCGTTTTGACTATCTCTGTTGACACTTGGATCCCAGCTCTTGCATCTTCTTTAGTTGGCGCTGTAATCAATGCTTACGATGCCAAGCTTACTGCTACCACAGCATCAGGATCTCAGCACAACGGAGACTTGACTGTAACTGCAGTGTCTTTAACTAACCGCACTATCACCGTCTCAGGTACTAACGCGGCCGTTGTCGCAAACGACTATCTTTATTTCAAAGGCGACTACACTGTTACAAGTCGAATTGGTTTGCTTTCAATCGCTCAAAACACAGGGACTCTTTTTGGAATTTCAGCGGCGACATATCCACTTTGGAAAGGAAACACCTACGATCTTGGGACTTCCAACATCACTCTAGGCAAAATTCTTAAAGCAGCTTCTTTAGCTGGCGATAAAGGATGTGCAGGAAAAACCTTGACTTGCTCTGTTCCAGTTGGAGCTTTCCAAAGCTTGGTTTCCGATGAAGCGGCTCTTGTTCAGTACGGCGCTAACAAAACCAAGACAGCCGAAAACGGATTTGAGTACATCAAATTCTACGGCGCTACTGGCCTAATCGAAGTTAAGCCTCACTTGTTTATGCCGCAAGGAAAAGCGCTTATTTGGTGTCCAGAATACACTTATGTAATTGGATCCCAGGAAGCAACAGCTCAGATTGCTAAAGACGGCGACATGGTATTTGACCTTGAGTCTTCTATGGCTAAAGAGATGAGAATGTACTCCGACACTTGCGGCGTTTTCACAGAGCGTCCTGGGTTTATGGTTTACATGACAAGATCAGACAGCCTTGCACTAGGCGCTTAAGTTTAAAGTGAACTAAATAATAGGCTAGCTGGCAAAACTGGCTAGCCTTTTTCTAAAAAAGGATAAAATCATGGCTACTGTTAGTTTAGTAATAAAGACAGATAAAGATCCAAACGAATTTAAAAAGTCAAGTCAACCCGATGCAAACATGAACAAGCTAGAAAACCTTTTAGCTGGCCTTAGTTGTGGAGCATATCTAGGAAGCGTGGCTATCCACGGATCTAGCTCCGATCCTGCCTATGCAACTGGAACAATTACCCTAGCTTCTGCAGTAGCTACCAACACAGTGACGATTGGTAAAACAGTTTTCACATTCACATCAACGCCGACAAGCAACACAGCGACAGCGGTGGACGTGGAAGTAGACGGAGCCTCCGACACTGCAGATGCGGCGGCTCTCGCTGCAGCAATCAATGCCAATACTTTAGGCGCGGCTACCATCGTTTCAGCAACTTCAGCCCTTGGTGTTGTCACCTTGACAGCTCTTGTGTCTGGCGTAACTGGAAACTACATAGCTCTAGCCAAGTCAGGCGCTCCAATCACTGTATCGGGAGCCTACCTTTCCGGTGGAGCTGGCGGACCTGCAGGGACTCCAGAAATCATAGGGAGATAATCATGTCTAATCGTGAATTGAAAGTAACTCAAGCGGCAAATTTAACCTCCGTGGTGGCAAGTACCACGGTAGGGTTTACTGCAGATTTCTCTATGGTAAGAGGCGCCCAAGCTGTTTGGACTTCGACAACTTTGTCGGGCTCTGTTCAACTTCAGTATTCTCTAAACAACGTAGATTGGATTGACGTAGAGGCAGCCACCTCTATCACCAACACGAACGCAACTAAGTATTGGGACATTACCAACACCGCGATTGATGCTCTCTATTGGCGAGTGAACGTAGTTAGAAGCTCAGGCACTTACACGACTCTTAAGGTTTACTTTGCTAACATTTCAAGGTAGGTGATTTATGGCAACTTCAGTAAGCTTTAACGGCGCAACCTATTCCATCCCTGTTGTCGGCGAGCGACAATGGGGTACGAATGTTTCTAACTTTCTAATCGCTGTTGCTGGCAATGCTTTAAGCAAGGCTGGCGGTACTTTTACGCTGACAACTGCAGATGTAAACTTTGGTACTAGCTATGGCCTTGTAGTCCCATACATCAAAAACAGTGTGGGAAACATTGCAGCGAGTGGAATCATTCGCTTTGCCAATTTAGACACCATAGCCTGGAGGAATGCTGCTAACAATGCTGACATTGCTTTAAGGCTAAACGCTTCTGACAGACTGCAGCTTGGTGGCGTAGATATTCCTACCATCTCAAGCACTGATACACTCACAAATAAGACTTTGACCTCTCCAGTTTTAACCACTCCAGCTTTAGGCACTCCAGCAAGCGGTGTACTAACCAACGCAACAGGACTACCAGTATCAACTGGTATCTCAGGACTTGGTGCAAACGTAGCAACATTCCTAGGTACTCCCTCTAGTGCCAACCTTGCTTCAGCCCTAACAGATAAAACTGGAACTGGCGTGAATGTCTTTGGCACTGCACCTACTTTAGATAAACCAGTAATCAACCAAGCAGACGTTACACAAGCGGCTTCAGCGACTACTCCTGCTGCTGGCAAAAGTGCTATCTATGTCAATAGTGGCGACTCTAAGCTTCACGTAGTTGACTCAAGCGGAAACGATGTGGCTGTAGGATCTGGCTCTAGTGGCCGCAACTATATGGGCGATTGGTACGATGCTGCCAAAGATATTGGCACAGTTACCAACTCTTTAGGTGATACGCTATCCTCTTCAGACAGAACGGCAAATAAAACCACTTGGGGAAGCTCAAACACTTCCCTTTTGACCATTGCTAGGTCTGCTAATACCTCTCTAAGACAAGCTTACAACTATCTAATCACTGAAGCTGGTTCATCCTCTGGAGCTTTTATAGAGTCGCCACTATTCACTTTAGATGGTACTGATTTAGGCAAACCTGTCTCTATTAGCTTTGATGTAACAGGTAACGCGGCAGACGGTGATTATCAGACATATATTTGTCGCTATAACTCTTCCAATATTTTGCAGGAGAGAATTGTAGTTGCAGGTAATGCCTCTACTACTTCACCTTACAGCGCAAAATTGCCTACAGGTACTACAACTTTAAATGGTTTCTTTGTACCAAGTAGTACAAGTACAGATCAGTATGCCTTGAGGATTGTAAGCAATAACTCTTCAGCGGCAAGTTTAAGAATTGATACCATTTTCATTGGCCCTCAGCCGATTAGAGTGGGTGCGGCGATTACTGATCCAATCGCTTGGACGCCAACAGGGTCTTGGTCTACCAACACAACGTACACTGGTGTCTATTCCAGAATGGGTAAATTCGCTGTAATTGAAGCCAAGCTTTCATTAGCTGGTGCACCTACAGCCGCAGCATTAACTATTAATATGCCAGCAGGCATGACTATTGACACCGCAGCTATGGTTGGATTTGTTTCCGCCGATGACCAGTCTTTAGGGTTAGGAACAGCGGTTGACAACGGAACTAACAACTATTCTTTAAAAGTGGGCTATCAATCGACAACCTCGGTCAGAGTATTCGCAACAAACGCCGGTGGTACATATGGATTGGGTAATGTAGTTAATGCTACCGTACCGATTACGTTTGGTGCATCCGATTCAGTGAGCGTAAGATGGATGGTTCCAATTGTTGAATGGTCATCCAACGTAACCATGGCAGATCGAGCGGTGGAAGAATGGGCAAGCAACAGCAACACAGCTGATGCCTCTGATTCCTCATCATTTGTTTACGGCCCAGGTGGATCATCCACTCCTGGAGCGTTAACTGGAACACAGTCTAAAAGAGTTAGATTTACAACACCCATACAACCTACAGACACGCTCATTCTAGAGTTTATGAATGCTTCTGTGGACACAAATCTGTGGTTGCCTGCGAGCGGCAATTATTGGGGTACACTGGCATATCAGCAGCAACTATCTAATGCCTATGGTGTCTACGTCCGGAAGGTAAACGCTACCGATGCTGATGTGTTCTTCTCTGCAAATGCACAGACTAGTTCAGGCGTTTATGGAGCGGCGGGCACTTCGTGGTCTTCCATAACCAACACTAAATGGCGAGTCCGTAAAGTCTCAGGCGGTGCACAAGTTGGCTATCCAATCTCCTCCGCTAACATAGTCGGTAGGGTTGATGGTAATGCGCCTGCTACGGGGATGGTGGGGGAGCTAATAGAAACTGCTTCCTTTAGTGACTATACAACCACTACCTCAGAAGCTGACGTTACAGGTGCAAGCATAACCCTTACCCCAGGTAGATGGCGTGTGTTTTATGCTCTAGCGGCTAATGCTACAACAGGTAGCTCCTCTGGGAATATAACCTATACAGAAGTTAGGGTGACAGATTCTTCTAATGCTGTCTTAACTAAGACAATCAAAAATTTGTACGCACAAAGTCCAGCTACTGGAACTAATATGGTTATTATTGGGTCACTAAGCGCAGAAGTGGTAATCACTGTAACTACAACTACAACCTATAAATTAAGGGCGAAGCATACAAATGGATCTGGTAGTGGTAGCGGTTCTATATATGGTACAGCGGCTTCATTAGGTAACGCTAATTTCCATGCTATCAGAATCGCCTAACCCACACTGTTACAAAACCCCAAATCATCGACACGTTAAGTTGATATGTCGATCACGCAAAGAGAAAGGGACAAAATGAAAATGAATCTTAAGAAAATGGTTGATGAAGCTGACAATGGAATCCTAGATGAAATTATCGGCAGATCAGAAAAGAAAATGGTTGAGCCTTTTAAGAAAAAGGAAACTGTCATAGCCATTGCCAAGCCTGAAGATGAAATGGAAGATGGCATGGAAAAGCCAGAAATGGAAGGCGAGAGCGTGGAAGCTTCTATTCCTCCAGAGGATATGGAGATGCTCTTAGAGATGTATTCTAAAATCAAAGGATCAAAAGAGGTTTAATCATGGCGTTTGATACTGCCCGACTTATAAACCAGGTTAATATCAAGGCAACCTTGCCTCAAGGAAGATATGAACCATCGGAGATACTTGACACAGCCTATGATGTGCTTTTGTCTCAGATGGCACCTTTGATTTTAAACCTCAAGGAAGAATTTTATGTATCGAGCGCAAGTCAGGCGATTGTCGCGGGCACTGCAGCGTATCCAATCCCAGCGGGAAGCTATGGGCTGTCTCTTAGAGAAGTAAAGCTCATTTCTTCTACAAGTGTGATTGATTTAGCGCGAATCGATCCTACAGAAGTGGACAGCACAAGCACAGGTACGCCGGTTTCTTTCTATTTGGAAGGCCAAAACGTGGTGCTTTATCCTACGCCACAGGCTGCAGGGGATACGCTAAAGCTTTCCTTTTTTCAGACACCAAGCAAGCCAGTTCTGACCACTGAGACAGCAACCATCACTGCCATAGACACTGGAACGGGCATAGTTTCGTGTGTCCCTCCCACGGCTTGGTCAACGGCAAGCAGGTTTGATTTTGTCTCAAGAGAGAATGGCCACAAAACCCTTGGATCCTATCTAACTGCCAGCGCGGTTGCTTCAGGATCTATCACGTTTTCAGTAGCAGACCTTCCAGCAACTTTGGCTGTTGGCGATATTGTCGCGCTGACTGGCGAGGCAAGCTATATTCAAATTCCAGACTCTTGTTTCCCTTTAATGGTTCAAATGACAGCTAATGAATTTCTAGAAAATCTAGGCGATGCTGGACCTTTGGCTGTTGGTTTACAAAAAGCCGAGCAGTTAAAAGCTGGCGTGGTTTCGTTTCTAGGTGTCAGGGTGCTAGGCGCTCCTAAACGGTCAACAATTTCACCTTGAGTATGATATGCCACAAAGTATCAATCTAAGTATTAAAGGCCTGCATACGTCAAATTCAGACATTTCTGGCGTACCTCCAGGATCTTTGTCTATTGCAAATAATTTGGATCTTACAAAACTTAACCTTGCACAGTATCGGCGTGGTTTTGATCAGCTTGGTACTGGCTTACCATCGTCAAGCTACCGGGCTACTCGACTTTTTGATTACTCAGGCTATATTTTTGCAATTTATGACACAGTGCTTGGTTATTACTCTTCGGGCTGGGTAAGCAATGGAGCTCTAACCAAGCCCACTAACGCCACGACTGCTAGGGCAACGTCTTTAAGTCAGAATCTTTACATCACATCAAACGCTGGTATCAAAAAACTAGACTCTGCCACGGGCTCACTCTATGCGGCCGGTATTCCCAATGGCCTCATGATGACCTTAACAGATGCGGGTGTCTCTGGAACGGCTATTGGCGCAAATAAAAGGGTAGCCTATCGCTATTTCATCGGTCGGTATGATGCAAATAACAACTTCGTCCGTGGCGGTGTCTCTGGCCGCGAGGTTTACGACAATACAGGCGGCTCGGCTGACAATGTGATTGTGAAGGGCTTCATCCCTACCACGATTGACAACACCTACATCGTTCAGGTTTACAGGTCCGATGAGTTTGCTTCTACGGGCGGTGTCATTGACGATGAGCTGCAGCTTTGCTATGAGATGCCCATAGAAACCAACATGTTTTCAACAGCTATTAAGACTATCTCTTCAGTTGACACAGGCACAGACACTTTAACAAGTAACGCTCATGGCTACAAAAACGGCACTATCGTACAGATAGCGGCCACTACCACTCTGCCTGCCCCATTTGTTGCTTTAACTGATTATTTTGTCATAGGTGTTACCACTAACACCTTCCAGCTAGCAAGTACTTTCCTCGGCTCTGCCATAAACATAACCACTTCAGGAAGCGGGACGATCACGACTCGTGGTGTTAATGCTTTTTGCTTCAATGACATTACGCCAAACAGCCTGCTAGGCAGCACAATCTACACAGCTCCTAGCCAACAAGGGCTTATAAATAACAACGCTCAGCCTCCACTTGCTTCTGATATTGCTAACTTCAAAAACTTTTTGTTTTTTGCCGATACAGAATCTTTGCATCGGTTTAGCTTTACTCTGATTTCTGTCTACGATGGATCATCAAGCGGTGTTCTTAGAGTAGATGACACGATCACCATTGGCGCCGAGGTCTACACTGCTAAGGCCACGGCTAACGTAGCGAACAAAGAATTTGCTATTGACACTGCATCGTCTTCTTTGTCAATTAGAATCGACAACACAATTAGAAGTTTTATTTCCGTGGTGAACCAGGGAAGCTCTCTTTACTATGCCTATCTCAACACAGTTTCAGATGATGACCTACCGGGAAAGTGCAGGATAGAAGCTAGAACCCTTGGGGCATCGGCTTTTTATGTGACTTCCAACAATCAAACAGCTTTCAATCCTCAGCTTACTAGCTCGAACGTGGAGAACCAGAAATCTAAAAGCGATGCTTTCAGAAATGGCCTCATGTTTTCTAAACAGTCTGAAGGCGAGGCAGTGCCTATTAAGAATCAACTTAGAGTTGGAAACTCTGATGATCCTATTTCCAGGATCGTTCCTATTAGGGACTCTTTGCTTATTTTTAAAGCTAAGGATGGTACTTATATTCTGAGGGGCGACAATGAGACAAATTTCTCTGTGCAACTCCTAGACGCCACGGCTAAGCTCATAGCCCCCGAGTCCATTGCGATTCTCAACTCTCAAGTCTATGGCCTGTTTGAAGCTGGCATTTGTGCGGTGTCTGACACCTCAGTGGAAGTGATCTCGGATGCTATCAAAGACAAGATTCAAACCCTTTACGGCCAAGCTCTGACACAAATTAGAAGCTATTCATTTGGCGTAGGCTATGAGACTGAAGGAAACTACATTCTTTCCGTTCCAGAAAACTCTGCAGCTACCTATGCGACTAAGCAATACATCTACAATGTGTTTAACCGTAACTTTTGGGAGTGGGACTTGCCAGTGACTTGCGGGCTTGTCTCTTCCAGTGATGGAAAGCTTTACCTTGGAAGCGGCTCTAACAATAGAATTCTTAGAGAGTTTAAAACTTTCACGCAAGATGACCATGTGGACTATGAGGCAAGCCTAACTCTCTCTAGCTATGTGACTACCACTTTGACTATTAGCGGCACTGCAGCCATGGCCGCGGGTGATTTACTAAGTCAAACCGGTTTAGAGCCTGCTTACATTGTCTCAGTGGACTCGGCCGCTGGTACTTGCGTGGTAGATATCAGCCTTGCTTGGGATACTGGCTCTCCAGTGCTTCATTACAAAGCAATTGATTGCACCATGCAATGGAACCCAGACTTTGCCGGCAATCCTGCAGGCCTTAAGCACTATCAAAGCTTAAACATGCTCTTTACTTCAGCTCTTATAAAGACTGGAACCCTCACTTTTTCAGGGGATACTAACCCAGGCGTTAATGAAATCACCATTACAGGTCCGACTTCCTCGGGAGGATGGGGATATTCACCATGGGACGATGGCGTTTGGGGCGGTGAAGCCTCTCCGCTACCTATTAGGGTGGGAGTGCCAAGGCTAAACGCTCGGGCTAACAATTTAACGGTTAAGTTTGAGCATCGAATTGCAGCTTCAGACTGGAAGCTGTCAGGCGTAGCCCTAGATTTCATTCCAACTTCGACAAGGACAGCTCGCTAATGGCTAAAATTTCTTCCATTAAAAGATTTTTTGCCGAGGATTTCCCAGCTCCGGTGAGAGTGTGGATCTCTGACAAGCTTTTGGTGCCCTTAAATCAATTCATTGATCAATCTGTTTCTACTTTAAACGGTGGCATCACATATGCTGACAATTTGAAGTGTAAAAGGTATGATATTGTCATAGCAGCGAGTCAAACGTATCCAATTAAGCTTAGATGGGATTTAAATGAGCGTCCAAATGCTGTTTATATTGCTCAATTTGTCCCACAAGACAATTCTACGCCAAGTGCAGCGGTTTCCTTGTTTTGGCTTTACGATGCAAATCAGATATCAATCACTTTAATAGGCTTAGACGCTGCAAAGAAATATAACATTAGATTAATCGCCCAAGTTTAGGAGAAAAAATGGCTTACCAAAGAAACCCACTTGATGAAGATCAGTCAAATCAAGGAAAAACAACTGGCTCGGGCGTGATAGGCGGCGGCTCTAACATGTCAGGCGGTGCTACTGCAGGCAGTGGATGGACTAACTTAAATCAATATTTAGACACTAACAAAGGTGCGGGCGAGCAGATTGCTAACGCTGCAGTTGGGGATACTGCAAATCAATTTCAAAAAGATTCTAGCGCGATTAATGACTGGTCTAAAGGTTTGCAAGACAGCATAGCAAGCCAAAAGCAAGCTGACACCGATCAAGCAAATCAGTTTGCAGGCCAAGCTGCTAGCGCTGGCTCTAACTTTGGACAAGCTGCTCAACAGCAATCTTTTGATGCGTGGAAAGCGGCTGCAGAAAATAAGCCGAAGCAATTTGAAGAGCAGGCAGGCTATCAAGATGCCTACGGAGCTCAATCGAGAATTAAGGACAGCCTTAACCTCATAAACGATCCAACAAATCAATCAAAGATCGTAGCCGACACATTTAGAAAAGATCGTCCAACTTACTCTTCAGGGATGGGAAAGCTAGACACTTTTCTAGCAACTGCAGATGGAGGCAATAGCCTCAACCAAAAGCTACAAGGACTTTCTGGCCAATATTCAGGCGACTATTTAGGAAACTCTAAAAGTGCCTATGGTGCCGGCGTGACCGATCTTCAAAGCACAATGGGAAAAAACAGAGAAGATGTGATGGGAGCTATTTCTAACCAATACAACCAGCTTAAGAGCCAAGCTGATAGTGGCGTAGCGGATTTGAACAAAAACCAACTTACTAGATGGACCGGCGAAACAGTGGGAAGCGCAAAAAATGCAAGCTACGCGGACGTTTTAGATCAAAACAGACTTGCAGATTTAGAAGCTCTTTCGGCTCTTTCGGGACAATCTTTTGACGGTGGTCAGAAAAATAAAACCTTCAGCGCCGGTCAATATCTAGCGCCAGGAAGCGCGGTTGTTGCTCCAGTGGTTGCTAAAGAAGATAGGCCAGCAAGAAGAGATGATTTACCAAGCAACCCTAACCCGATGCGTAGATCGTCACCTAGTGAAAACTACATAGATAGCCGAGTCAACGCGACAACAAAACGCTGGGGAAAAGGCATCAAAATAAGATAGGAGTAACAAAAATGAGTTTTTTAGAGAGCCTTTTTGGAAAGCCCAAAGAAAGCAACAAAGACGCCGAGAATGCTGCTAGGGCTGAAGCTCTTAGGCAGCAAAAGCTTAACACAGAGTCTTTTGTCGCGGGCGGCGCTCCAGTCTATGATCAGGGGCAACAGTATTATTTCAATGAGCTTGGGCAATTAGAACAGCTCAGGCCTTCAGAGATGCAAAACATCCAGACCGATCCTCGGCTGATACAAGCTCAATACGATGCTCTTCGTGAGCTTGAAACGAGAGGACGGGAAGGCTTTACAGCTAGGGATGAATTGGATCGTCTTAAAACCAAGCAAGATGTAGCCAAAGAGAATGCTGGAAGGCTAGGCGCCATTCAACAGAATATGGCTGCTAGAGGCATGGGCGGCTCAGGCATGGATCTAGTGGCTCAGCTTCAGGCAAGCCAAGCAGCGACAGAAAGAGAAGCCCTAGCGGGCCTTGAAAGGAATGCAGCTCAGGAAGCAAATAGAGCTAATAGCTCAGCGCAAGCGGGCGGGCTAGCAGGCAACATTAGAGGTCAGGGCTTTCAAGAGAATTCTGCTAAGGCTCAAGCTCAAGATGCTATCAATCGTTTTAACACTGCCAACTCAGTCAACCGTTCGATGTACAACAACCGAGGCTTGAATGAAGTAGGCCAACAGAATGTCGGGCGCTACAATCAGACAATGGACAAAAACACTGATGCGCGCTATGGCTTTAGAAAAGATGCCTATGGTATTCAAAACAATCAATATAACCAGAATTACAACGCTGCTACTGAAGATTTAAATCAAAAGAGGATCCAAGACGAGCAGGCTAGGGCTAGAAAGCAAGCTCAAATCAGCGGTATTACAACCTTAGCTGGCGCTGGAATTGGAGCTGCTACGGCTGGGCCTGGCGGTGCTATGAAAGGCGCTCAAATGGGCGCTGGTATCGGCAATGCTGCAGGCGGCGCATTCTATGCTCATGGTGGGACAGTCAAAGGCAAAGATTGTTATGCCTCGGGCGGTATGATTCCAGGGGAAGAAATTTTGCCTTGGGATGACACCGCAAATGACACTGTGCAAATTAACGCGAGCCCTGGCGAGATTGTCATTCCAAAGTCAATCGCTAATGATCCCCTTGCTAGCGCTCAATTTGTGGATAGAGAAAATAGAAAGCAGATGCAGGCTGCTAGATCTCAGCAAGATATTGCGGGCCTTGGAAACATTCTAGGCAAAGCAGCTACTGATTATGGCAATGCGCAAAATCAAGGTGTAGTTTTAGCTAATAGGATGCAAGATCTTGGGCAAAAGCCTAGCATGTATCAGACTGAGAAGAGGCAGTTTGATAGCTCAGTATTAGACAATTTAGGCAAGCAAGGCGTGAATCGGGCCTCTGAGGATGCCATGAGAAACGAAAAGGCCCAAGCCCGAGATATGCAGCTTAAGCAGATGGCCGGTATTAATGATCCATCCAGCCCTGAAAGTGTCGCGGCGAGAGAATATCTCAAGCGAGTAGCTCCACAGTTAGCTTCTACTCCAGGCTTTGAGCGACTAACAGCCGACAAGGTGTCAAAGATTGCACCTAGCTATCAGAATCTTTATAAGATGGATCAGGACGCATTAAACAGAAAAGAAATCAGAGCCGGCCAAATGGCTCAAGACGCGGCGAGAAGAGAAGAAATGGCTCTTAGAAAGTATGAATCAGATCAAAGATTCGACCTTACCCGAGGTGATCGTCTTAGAGAGCAGGAATTGGGTAGGGCGGAAAAGGAAAAAGCGGCCAGCGAAAAGAAAATGGCTACCATGTATGAAATTGAGGATCGTAGAAAAAACATTTTAGACAATTTGAAACTTTTAAATGATCAGATTGACGAATATGGCACCTATGAAATGTTCGGGCCACAAAATGAAAACATGAATAGACGAATTGAGAATATCGCAACCGATATGGCTAAGCTTTCAGATCCTTCCTCCGTAGCCAGGCCCTCAGAGGTCGAGGGTTTCAAAAAGGGCTTAATAGAAGCGGGTATCGGCAAGTCAAACTCTACAGCTAAGCAGATTCTTAAAGACTTCGAAAGTGAAGTACAGTCTAGGGCTAACAATGCCTACAAGATTCGCGGTGTAGAAATGCCTAACCAATCGACTAGCAGCGAAGAGACTAAGGTCATAGACGGTAAGAAGTTTAAGAAAGTTAATGGCGGATGGGAAGAGGTGGGCTAATGGCTAAAATATTAACCGATGAAGAGATGGCAGCCTTAGAGAAATCAAAGGCTAAAAGGTTTATTTCAGATGAAGAGATGGCCCAAATAGACAGTATTAGCCCCGCAATTTCAGGTATTCGTGGCGCGGTTCAAGGTATCACGGGCGGCTATGGGGATGAGATGGCCGGCTTGATCGGTGGGGGCATCGACTACCTACAAGGTGAAGGCGACTTCAAATCTTTGTATGAAAAGAACCGAGATGAGCAGAGAAAAAAGAATGAGTTTTCAGACAAAGCTAACCCTAAAACTTACTTTGGCGGACAAATAGCTGGCGGCGTAGTCCCCACTGTCATGACTGCAGGCACTTCCTTGCCAGCTTTAGCGGCTAGTGGCGCGGCTCAAGGGCTAGGCTACTCTGAGGCAGATCTTTTAAAGGGTGAAGTAGGCAAAGCGGCTGTAGACACTGCTACGGGAGCTGGCCTTGGACTAGCTGGGGGCTTGGCTTTAAAAGGTGTCTCTAAAGCTATTGGAGGGGCAAAAACCCCAACAGGGCAAGCAGTGATATCTAAGGGCAAGGAAGTAGTAACCGATGCCCCTGGGGCGATTAAGGCATCCTATGAGGGGTTCAAAAGCCCAACAGGTATTGACGGTGCGGTGGCTGGTAACTTTGCTAGAATACCAAAAGCCTCTACTGAGTTTTTTAAATACTTCAAAGAAGCTGATATCAATCGCAAGGATATTACAGACATTGCAGGCAAGCTAAGGCAAGAGCTTCCAAACGCTGCCAATCTTTCAGATGATCAGCTATTTCTACAGGCAATGAGCGAGCCAGGCGAAAACTCAGCTAAGCTATTCGCGGCTAACAGAGTGAAGGCCTCGGGCGGGGATGAAAAGGCTTTTCTTAAGCTTGTAAACCTATCGCCTGAAGAAACGGCTGCAGCTCGGGGCTTTGACAAGATAGAAGCATCAAACGAATTAGCCGATGGGGTTTCTAAAACCTATGACGCCGTTAAAGCTGAAGCTGGTAAGGTCTACGATGGCCTAAGAAACAAGGCTAGATCATCTTTCACAGATCAAGGCTCAAAGCCCGTCCAAGTGGTATCTGATGCTATTACTGAGGCAGGGAAATACAAGTCTATTTCTGGCAGCGTTAGAAACTCTCTTGATGATGTGTTTTCTGATATTGCAGGGCGCGAAGGGGAATTGCCTTTTACAGCGCTTGAGCCCGCAAAGCAGTTCGATAGAATTCTTCAGGCTAGACAAAGACTAGACAAGGATATCAAGTGGGCCTCTCAAAACGAGCTTGCGCAAGGTCAAAAGATCCTAGCAGATGCCAGGATGAAGCTAGACTCATTCCTTAAGCCTCTTGATGATATGGCTGCAGGCGACAAGGCATACTCAAGGTTTAAAAACATCGAGCGACAATTGTTTGACAAGCTTGCTACAAAAGAGCGCGGGAATATTGTAGGCTTTGAGCCGACAAAAATAGAGGATCTTTTAGGGGGCACTAAGACAAGCAGAAAGCTAACGGCTTCTTTAGAGGCCTTTAAAAAGCAAATAGCTGAAGGAAAGCTAAGCCCCGAGGCTCAGGCTAGAATAGCCCCATTTATGAAACAGCTAGACGATGCTTTGGGCAAGGCCAAGATTCAAAGAGATCTTACAGGATTTAGATATCAAGCTGGCCCTACAAGCCCTGCAGTGCAACAGCTAGGCAAGAGGATCTCAGCGCAAAGCCTAACCGATGTAGCGGGTGATTCACCTCAGCTCTTTTTAAAGCTAAGGGAAACCATTCCAGACAACGCCAAGGCCATGTTTAATGATTCTTTTGGCAATCTTTCACCGGCTCAAAAGGAAGCTGTCACTAAGTTTTCAGCTTGGCGGCTAAACAACTTGAAAGCTTCTGAAAGGCAAGTAAACGAAGTGATGCAGACATTTATGAAAGCTAAAAAATGAGCGAATATATTTACATTGGAGGAGGATCAAGTAATGGCTACGTTTTCGCAACGTACTGGGAAGCTGTTGGATCAGCATCGGGCACTATCACGCTACCGTCAGGGAGCACTGTTAAGCTCGACGCGTTCCAAGATCTCGAGGACGCGGTGGCGTCTACAATCACGAGCGGGCTACCTGATTTCAACGCGGCGGTGGACGGTGGCGGGACTCGGGTTGTTGTTACTTTTGATTCTAGCGGTAATTACTCACTTAGCCCAGAGCCTGCAAGCTATCCCATAGCCGTTGTTTACAGGGTTGTCATTCCAGAGGCCAATATAGACTGGAATAGCGACAATATCATTTTAGAGGATATCGAGAGGCCAGGAGGCTCGGGAAGTGGCACAATCTCAGGCGGTGCTAATACTGGCTCGGGTGAGGGAGTGTTTAAAGATGTGTCAGGTTCTAACTTACGGTTTAAAAGTTTGACCGGAAATGGTATAAATATAACAAGTTCAGCAACAGAAATAAATTTGGCAGTCAATTCATACTCACCCAGCGGCTGGTGATAAGGGGTAAATATGTCTAAGGGCAATACTTTTGAAAATGATGTGGTGAAATTGGTATTCAACGGAACGGCGTTCTCTTGGAATGCCAACTCTGATGTCTATCTTAGTTTACACACCTCAGATCCGGGTGAGTCCGGCTCGCAAACTTCCAGCGAGTGCAGTTTTGGCAGCTATGCGAGACAAGCGGTGGCCAGAAACTCCGGAGGATGGACCGTCTCAGGTGATCAAGCTACTAACGCCGCTACAATTTCTTTTCCTGAGTGCACATCGGGAAGTGAAACAGTATCGCACTTTGCCATAGGCACTGCAGTATCAGGCACAGGGCAACTTATTTACAAGGGAGCTCTAACAGCTTCTCGCTCTGTCTCTTCAGGTATTACCCTACAGTTTGCGGCCGGTGCTATTACAGTAACGGAAGGCTAATGTTTAAAGGCAAGTGGGAAATCATAGAGAAAGTGGCTTCTGGAAAAAGTCACTATTCTTTTTGGAGGAAGACACCAAGCCAGGCCACGGTGGCAGGTCAATGGTTTGATATGTCTATGTCTCCAGGAAATCCCTCGCCACAGTATTACGCTGCAGCTCCCTTGATTGCCCAACAGATGAAAAGGTCAACCGATGGGGGCTTTAATCATGGCTTGCCGGTGACGCCTTCAAACAAATATCTCGAAAGATTTTTGATCCTGTCTGCAAGTGCTACGGGCCTGCCAATGCCCTACATTTTAGCCGACTACTTACTATTCTATCCATTCGTGGACACTGGGACGACAGACACTCAAACTTTAGACAATACAAATACCCTTCCAAGGTATTCAAGTGGCGTAGGTAATGAGATCATGTGCGTGTCGGTAGCTGGTAGCGTAGGTTTACAGCCGACTTTCCAAGTGAGCTACACAAATAGCGATGGGGTGGCTGGTAGGCTTTCAGATATCTGCACTTTAAGCACATCGACTATTAACGGCGCTATCATGAGTAATACTGCTACGGCTGCAGTGACTAACATTCCTTTCATCCCTCTACAAAGTGGTGACAAGGGAGTAAGGTCTATTGAGTCTGTCACGTTTATAAGCGGTACTGATGTGGGCCTATTGTCTTTTGTAATCGTTCAACCTTTGATCACAAGCACTCTGATAGAGCAGACTGCTCCTAGTGAGGTAGTTCCTTTAAGCCATACGGCTGGCTTGCCTCAAATCTATGACGATGCTTTTTTAAATCTAATCGTGCTACCCAACGGATCTTTGTCGGGTGTAGCATTTCACGGTGAAATAGTAACCATTTGGGACTAAGGAGAATTTATGCCAGGTTTCGGTAGTTGGGATTCATACATAGCGGCGGTTTCTGCAGGGCAAAAATATCGCGCCGATTGGAACAAAAACTTTAACCCGACTACTGCAGCCGTGGGCGGTGAATATCATTTCATGACAAGGGGAGCAGGCAATCCTCCTGCAGATGCTCTGTTTAACACTGGAACCAACTTAACTTGGCAGCCAGTTTATGACACGACTACCAACGCAAGTTCCATTCAACATGGTGGTAGCGTCTATCCCTATTACAAATACATTGGCAATGCCTCAGCTTTTTCGGCTGCAGCTACTACGATGCCCTCAGTTTTAACCTTAGTGGATCTCTTAGGATTCTACCGGGTGACTTCAGTAACCACGACTACGGCTCAATCACTTACCAACTCGATCTCTTCAGTGACAAATACGATCACTTCAGTAGACGCTGGCGCCGACACCGTGACTCACACATTCTATGCTCTATTAACAGGTACTAGAGTGCAATTGACCACGACTACTACGCTACCAGCGGGTCTATCCCTTGCTACTGATTACTATGTAGTGAAGGTGACAGACACAACTTGCAAATTCGCCACTTCTTACGCTAACGCTATCGCTGGGACGGTGGTCAACATCACCGATGCGGGCACTGGAACCCATACTATTAACACAGTGCTTCCTCGCTACACTAACGGCGCGGGTGTCCAAGCTGTGATGTGGAACACTAACGCCACGGCTTTGGGTGCTGCCACTCCAAACTTGTCATTGCCTCAATACACGAATGCGGTGCAAGCTACCGGTAGGGCAACTCCGACAGTGCTACCCATTGGAAAAACTGCGGCCAGTAATACCTTGGTGCTCTATTCAGGTACGGGATCGGGCAAATATGGCCCCTATGTCCCTCAGCAAAATGGTGATACGGGCATAGCAAAAGTGGATCAGGTCCAACTCTCTGTTTCCTACGTTTCAGGGGAGTTTTCTATCGCTTTAGTTAGGCCAATTTTGACCATGCCTATGACTACTATTGGCTTAGCCTCAGAAAGAGAGCTTTGGTCACAAGTAACTGGCGGCGCTCAAAGAATCTATGATGGCGCGGCTCTCTATTGGATGCTTTACAGCGCGGTGAATACTCCGACTAACTCACCGTTTTTTGGACACCTTGACTTTGTTTGGAACTAAATAATGAGCTTAATTGGCAACTACACAGTTATAAATAAAAGCCCTGCGTTTTTTTCGTCTGGGATATCTGCCAATACGCGTTCAAACCAAATAAACCCGGCGTACATCAAAAGCAAACAGGTAAGCATTCCCTTCAAATCCTCTTTGGGTGAGGGCTACAATCTAGGAGATGTGGACTATTCGCCTATCAAAGAGGGCGGCTTAGCTTCTATCAATCGAGTCGAGGGAGAGGCAAGCTTAACGGGCGCCGCTTTGCAGGTTAAAACTGCCACGGCTTCAATTGCGGGTGATGTAACTCTATCGGCTGCTTTGAGTGTATTAACCCAAGCGGCAGGTGCTATCACTGGAACGGCCTCTTTGGCGGGCGGCTTACTAGCAACCGCTGGCATGGCTGCTACAAGCACTGGAACGGCTTCTTTGACCGGCTCACTCAACTCAAATGTGCCACTAGCTGGGACTATTTCAGGGCTAGCATCATTCACAGTGAATCTAACGGGGATAGCCAGTGCTGAAGGTGATATTGATATCAGTGCCCCTGCAGGCTTAACGGCAAGTGCCGTATCTGAAGCTGTATGGGCTGAAGTGATTGAGGCAGGCTATTCCAGCTCTGAGCTATTAAAGCTTTTGGCCTCGGTGTCTTTTGGCAAAACTAACATCGTAGACAATGGCGGGGGCTCTGCTACCGTTACATTTAGAGACTTGGCCGACACTAAAGACAGAGTAGACGCTGATATGGTAGGCTCTGAGCGTCAAACAGTGACACTTGATGCAAGCTAGGGGATGACATGAGCAGATACAGGGTAGACGCCGGCGTGGTACTTGATGACTCTAACAAGTCGGCCTCTTTTAATTCAGATACGATTGATCTCAGCGATCACACAAGAGGATCCATAGCCGTCAATGTTACCACTTCTGGCGGTGTATCGTGGACCGTGGCTATTCAGGGCTCCAATGACAATATCACTTTTGTGAATACTCAAAGCCCTACAGCCTTAATCAATACCAATGACCTTATTTTCTCTATCGCGGACCTTACAAGCAGATATTACCGCGTAGCTTTTACTCGGACAAGTGGGACACTGGCAACTGTTAAAGTCACTTACAACGCCAAAAGATAATCACCGAAAAATTTGGTTTAAATCACCTTGGGTAAGCATTTTGCTTTCATCTTCCATTGGCTCATTCATGAAGTGGAGTAATTCATCGGGCGAGATAGCCAGCAAGTGAGATTCTCCGCTATCTAAGTGTAATTCTGTACATCCTGTTTTGGTTTCTTCAAACCAGAGTATCTTAGAGGCATTTATATAGACAAAACGGTCTAGCATTGGAAGTCTTAAGATCATCATGCTTTGGCCTTTTCCTTTAATTATAAAATAAAAAAAGAAATGAAAAAACCTCACTTAAAACAGAGTAGATTGTTTTTGGTAAATTTGCTAGATAGGCCTCAATTGGAGGGAATATGGTAATAAGAATTCACAACAGGCGAGGAACACCAGAGTACAGCGCTTGGTCGCGGGCTTTTCAAAGTTGCTACAATGAAAAAAGCCCAAACTATAAAAGTGTTGGCGGCGCTGGCATTAAGATGTGCGAAGAATGGAAGAATGATTGTGTGGCTTTTATGGACTACATATCTCCCAAGCCTGCCGGAAAATTTTATCTTCAAAGGATTGATAGATCGAAAGATTTTGAGCCTGGCAACGTCGAGTGGTCGCCGGTTTTGTATAGGCCAGAACGAGGAGAACACAGATTGAGCATGAGCTCCGAATATAATATTTGGACCAAAATTAAAAGTCGGTGCTACAGAGTTGATGATCCGGTTTTTGAGAGATATGGCGGACGGGGCATATTAATGTGCGATGCTTGGAAAAATGATTTTATGTCGTTTTATAATTACGTTGGTCCCAGGCCTTCAAAGATTCATTCTATCGACAGGATAGACAACAACAAAGGATATGAACCTGGGAATGTTAGGTGGGCGACAGCTTTTGAACAAACAAGAAACAAAAGATCAAACATTCATGTACAGATTTGCTGCCAAACAAAAATACTGGAGGATTGGTGCAGGATTCACGGAGTTACGAGGCGGGCATTTTCTTACAGGACGGCGAAAGGCTGGGACACATTAGCCGCATTTGGCTTAAGGCCCAGCCCAAAATAACTACTTAAATTTTTTGGCAGCTTCAACCACTAGGCCAATTAGTTCTAAAGCTTCTTCCAAAGAGATGTCACCAAGCTCGGCTGGGATAGCATCTAATCCCTTAACGCCAGCTTCAATTTTGGCTTTGAATTCTGGCTCCATTACGAATTTGGTGATTAGGGCTCCAAGATCGTCCACCCCGAGACCATCACGGCTTCTGGAAACGACAAATCCGCCGACTTCTGCCAGCGCTACTAAAGCTTCTTTTAATTCAACAATTCCAGACATAAAAACCTCATTAATTAATGTGTGTGCTTATTTTACTTCTACTTAAACAAGGAGGCAATAGTGTAAAAAATAGCCTTTAAAACCATCTTAATTGGAAGAGGTAATGGAATCCATTCGAGGAAAAGTGCGATAGCTCCTGCAATAGAGCCTATTGCTCTTTTTCGCATCGTTGTTTCATCCACTGTCTTAGCCTCTTCTTTAGCTTTATCGACA